GTAACAGCGCTGGTAAACGCATTTCCACTTCGGTTTGTTCGCGTAGTAAGTCATCCAAGGATGGCTCTTTACCCGATGTATAGAGACTAAAAGAATGAGCAATTTAAAGAAAGATAGGGATTTGGCGGGAAATTTTGGGATCTAATGGGATCTAAAGATGGGGAAAGCTAGGAATGATAAGGGGTTTGGGCTGAAATAGCTTGAACCCCTTTTTTGTTATTTGGTCTTTCGACAGGTCTTTTATGGTTTGAGCATTCCTTTTTAAATCTTGAAAATACGTCTAGCAAAATGAGCACAGAGACTGTTTGTGCAAACGGCGTTTAAACCGCGTTTAAACGTTTAAATTAATCGCCTATGTCTTTTGCTATATGAACCACTTGGCCTACTACTTCAAACTGGTGCTGATCATGCTTTGGAATATCTAAAGGACTGTAGTAACTGTTGTCGCTTATCAGCCTCCAAGAACTCAGCATGTTCTGAAACCTCTTCACGAAAAGCTCATCACCATTTCTGAAAATGTATATGTGCCCGTCTGCTGGTACGTTCCTGCCAGTATGCACAACAAGCGTATCGTTGTTGTGTATGGTTGGCTCCATGCTGTCACCCTTAGCCCAAACAATGGCTAAGTCTTTCTCTGTGAAACCGCGCCACTTCAACCATTTGCGTCTAAATGCTAAGTGTCTAGTTGGTTCTAGTTCGTCAGTGTTTAAAGCACCTTGACCTGCTGATACTTGTATTCTGTATCCAGGTATCAAGGCATATTCATCATTAAAAGAAACGACTGTTTCACCTGATGAGCATTCGATACCTGTAAGTAACCATTCCATGCTGCGTCCACACGCCTCAGCTATGCGTGGAAGTTTATCTACGTTTGGATATGAATCCGCTAAATACTTACGTATCACACTCTCAGATATACCACACCTCTTCGAAAAAGAGCGCACAGATTCCTCGCCTATAGCTTCAAGTAAACGGTCTTTAAACCGATCTATTTGTTCCTGATATAAAGATCGCATCGAGCTTTCTTTGTTTTTATTAGGTTTTTCGCCTGTATCCATTGTTACACCTAGTTATATAGAAAAGTACGCAGCAGCAAACAAAAGATCGCAAAACTGTTGACATGCGAGTTTTAGTGATCAATTATGAGTAACACAAGAGCGCAACATTTATGTTTTGCGTGTTTAAGTAACACATAAGGGTAACACTATGAACGTATTTGATCGAGACTGGCATGTCGCTGATATAAAAGCAGCGCTAGCTAAATGTGGAACAAACTACGAGAAGTTGGCTAAGGAAAATGGAATAGCAGGTTCTACTCTTCGTAACGCTTTAAGGTTCAAGTACCCAAAAGCAGAGCGCATTATCGCCGACAAAATTGGCGTGTCTCCTGATGAAATATGGCCTTCTCGCTATGCAAAAAAAAGCGCATAGGGGGATAGATAATGGAATGGTTTTCAGTAAATGAATGTGTAGGTGTTGGTGGATTACCAACACATCCATACAACGTTCGTAAGCGTTTGGAATCTTTAGCTAACCCAGAAACAAAAAGAAAACGTCAAGGTAGTAAGGCGTATGAATACCATATCAGCATTCTACCTTTGTCAGTTCAAACCGCCCTATACAAGCGTGAGGGCAAAGTCAAAGTCGGTGACTTAGTTCTTGAGTTACCAAAAAAGAAAAGCCAGCAAAGTTACTGTCGTGAGGCGCTTTGGAACCGTTGGAATAAAACCAACAACAAAGCGAAAGATAAGGCTCAGCAATCCCTCAAAGCTGTTCAAGCCGTCTTCGCGCTAAAAAGTAATGGCATTAGTTTGATGGACGCATACCGCTCAGTTTCAAAAGAGTATGACGTTCCTTTCTCTACCCTTCGTCGTCACTGTGCGGCTGTGAAAGGTATTGATGAATGTGATTGGGCACCCGCTCTGCTTCCTAAGCAGTTCGAAGCAGCACAAGCACAAACCAAAAAGGCTAAACAATTTGCGTATATCACGCCTGACGCTTGGGAGTTCTTCAAGTCGGACTACCTACGGTCTGAACAACCAGCAATGTCAGCTTGTTACGAACGCCTTAAAGATGCTGCTGATCAGAATGGATGGGAGTACCCAAGCCTTAAAAGCTTGGAGCGTCGTCTGAAACATGAAGTACCTAAACCACAAATCGTGATGTTGCGACAAGGCGAACACGCATTGCATCAGTTGTATCCACCGCAAGAGCGTACTGTGGAAAGTCTTCACGCGCTGCAATGGATAAACGGCGATGGCTACCAGCATAACGTGTTTGTTAAGTGGTTTAACGGTGAAACTCTTCGCCCTAAAACATGGTTTTGGCAAGACGTATACAGCCGCAAGATCGTGGGTTGGCGTTGTGATGTCAGCGAAAATACAGACAGCATTCGCCTTTCATTGATGGACGTTTGCGAGAAGTTCGGTGTGCCAAAAGAAATCACGTTGGATAACACCCGTGCAGCCGCGAACAAGTGGATGACGGGCGGCGTACCTAACCGTTATCGCTTCAAAGTCAAAGAAGATGACCCACTTGGCATCATCCCAATGATGAATATCAAACTGCACTGGTCAAGCGTGATTCTTGGTAAAGGCCATGGTCAGGCAAAACCGATTGAACGTGCGTTTGGTGTGGGCGGTTTAGAAGAGTACATCGACAAACATCCGGCATGTCATGGGGCTTACACGGGTTCAAACCCGATGGCGAAACCAGACAACTACGGCAGCAAAGCAATTGAAGCAGAAGTGTTCCTTGAAGCAATAGCCAAAGGCGTCGAAATGTTCAACGCCAAAGCAAACCGCAACACGGAAATTTGCCAAGGCTTTATGAGCTTCAACCAAGCATTCAATGCCAGTTACGAATCTGCGCCTATCCGCAAAGCAACACCTGAGCAATTGCAAATGATGATGCTGCAAGCAGAAGCGGTTCGCGTTTCTAAACACGGCACCATTGTTCTTGATGCTGGCGGAACATTGAAAGGTCGTAAGAACCGTTACCACAACCAAGTGATGATGGACTACGTAGGTCAAAAACTCGTGGCACGTTTCGACCCTTTGAAGCTGCATGAGTCGGTAGAGATTTACACCCTAAACGGTGTGCATGTTTGCTCTGCTGAATGTTTGGAAAAAGTAGGCTTTGGCGATACGCAAGCGGCTCGCGAGCACAAGCGTCACCGCACTCAAGCAACCAAAGCACACAAGATTGCTGCGCAAGCGCAAACCACCATGGATGCCATCGAACTGGCTGCTTTGATGAAGCCGCTTGAAGAAGAAGTGATCCCTGAAACCAAAGTGGTTGAACCGTTCAGACCTGTGGCAATTGGTAATACAGCCGTTGCCGTTCGTCATGAAGAAGACAGCGAAGAAGACTATGAAGCCAACTTTGCAAAGAGCGTTGCATCAATGATGGAACAACGCACTAAAAACCGCCTTTAAACCTGATTTAAACGAGGACTAAATATGGACAACGTTGTGGCCTTATCGAAGGCAGAAGTAAAAGAGACCGACATTCTGATGCGCATCAAAAGTGTGTTGGATTCAAAGGTAATTACATCATCACAAATGGCAAAAGAGATCAGCGTTTCTCCTGCTGCTTTGAGTCAGGTTCTTAAAGGCAAATACGCCGCAGACCCAAGCACCATTATTGAAAAGCTTGATAAGTGGTTACGCCTTAGTGACGAAAAGAAAGCAATGCCGAACGTTAACCCTGGCTTTGTAATGACGGAAACTGCAAAGCTAATCACCACCGACCTTACCTATTCGCACGGTGCTGGCGAAATAGTGGCTATTTTTGGTGCTTCTGGTGTGGGTAAATCAGCCACGTTGCGTGAGTACAAGCGCAACAATAACAACGTGTGGATGGTTACAGCCAGCCCAAGCCGTTCAAGCCTTACCGAATGCTTGTATGAAATTGCTATGGAGCTAGGTCTTGATGATGCGCCACGCCGTAAAGGGCCACTTTCTCGTGTCGTTCGTAACCGCCTTAGAAACAGCGAAGGCTTATTGATTATCGACGAAGCCGATCACCTTGATTACCCAACGCTGGAAGAACTTCGCATTCTTCAGGAAGAAACAGAAATCGGCATGGTGCTAGTAGGCAACAACAAGGTTTACACCCAGCTTACTGGTGGTCGTCGCAATGAAGACTTTGCTCGTCTGTTCTCTCGTATCGCTAAGAAACGCGGCCTAAATAAAACCCGTATTGCTGACGTTCGCGCCATTGCTCAAGCGTGGGAAATCAAAAGCGAAAAAGAAATGAATCTGATGGTGCAAATCAGTGAGCGCCCAGGTGGCCTGCGTCTGCTTACCAAAACTCTGAAATTGGCGGCGATGTTTGCCAACAACAACCCGATTACAGAGAAGGTACTACGCCAAGCGTTTAACGAACTAGAAGTGAATGAGTGAGGTGTGTGATGGCAATGATAGAGCTAAGTAACGCAACCATTAATGTGGTTGTTAACGGCAAGAACATCCAAGTTCAAAAGCAAAGAGTGAGTTGCGGTGGTGAGCGTTTTGACTTTGATCGTGTTGCTCACGTCGTCAAAGGTCGCGTCGATTTAGACCAGCTACGAGAAGATGAATACGTCATAGCTCCAGGT